TTAATCCAATCTGGTCCACCACCTGCTAGAGGTGCTACATAAGGTGCTGGTTGTCCGATAGGACCACGTAATGCTTGTAGAGCAGCTGTTTTTTGAGCTGCTGCTCTTTGAGATGCTTGTTCAGCTTCTCGTGCAGCTCTTTGTCTATCTTGACGATCTCCGCCTCCACCTGCTGGACCTTTTGCTCGCTGTTCTTGTTCTCGCATTCCAGTGAAGAATCCAATTCTTCCATCAAGATGTGTAATTCCTCCACCTGCATACCCAATTCTTCCGCCTTGTGCTGCTTCTTCTTCATCGTCTTCATCAAATAAATCTCTAAGTACTTTTAAACCTACTCTACCACCCATGACGCCACCGCCGAGTGCTCCAATTCTTCCGCCTTGGGCTGCTGTCTGTACTGGTGCATCGGGTGTATCTCTTTTAACCATATCTAAAAACTGAAGTGCAAAATCATGTAATCCTAAACTTTTATCAGATGCGTTCCATTCTAACATCATACTTTCAAATCTATCTCTATCAAATCCATATGGTGTTTCAAATAATTTCATTATTCCACCCATACCAGCCATAGGTCCTATCGGAACTCCTTCTTCCTGTTGTAATTCCCATGGAGTTACATCATCTTCTTCTTCAAGATAATCTTCAGGATCTGTTCCTGCGTATAATCCAACTCTTCCGCCAGTGGCATAGTTATCTAATAACGTTCTCATTTCATTTTCTGCTTCAGGAAACATTCCTGGGTTTTTTAAAATTTTGTGTAATCTTTTAAATAGTGTATTACTTCCACCTTGTGCTCCTAAAATTCTATATAATCTTGTTATTTCTTGACTAGTAAAATTACCAGGTTCATATTTCGCCGTTAATATGTTTTGTGCTCTATCAGAATCTTCTGTCTCCATGTTACCAGTTTTTACTATGGATTGTGCTCCTGCGTCCAGACTCCCGCCTGCTTCTCCGCCACCATATAATCCTACTCTACCACCTTGATTATATTCACTTGTATATTTATTCACGAATTCATCCTCCTCATCTTGGTTCCAACCTTCTTGCCAGTTGTTTTTATAATAATTCTTATAGTATCTTCTTAAGAAACCTTCAACTTCTCCTTTTCTTTGAGCCATATTAAAACCTGCAGTCCCTGTTGGGTCAGGTATTGCTGCTAGAGCCAGGCTTCCTGCGATTGCACTTTTGCCTAAACTAAACTTGCCACCAGCTCCTATAAGGCCTTTTGTTGCTTTTGCTCCAATATTTGGAATGGATTTTTGACCCACCATATAATTCATTACATTGGGCATGATATTTCCCATTTGAAATCCTGTTGTACCTGCAGCTCCTCTAGCTAATCCAGGAAGTCCTTTTCCAAAAAAAGTACCACCACCCAGACCGTATAATAATGCAGCCTGACCTATGGGACTTTTAAATACTTGCTTTACAACGTTACCAGCTTTTCTGACTAGGCTCCCAAGGCCATAACCTTGTCTTGCGACTCCGCCGCCCATATATAACTGTCTTCGCATTTTCGATCTGTTTATCATAATGTTTGTTAATTGTTAAAGGCAGGGATTTCACCTGAGTTTTTATTATTACTTGTTTTTTACAAGTAAATCAAGTTACATCTCTAGGCTTAATTTCTAAAGCCGAAAGTACAACATGAAGTCTATTTGCAGTAGCTGCAGTCACCTTAATGACTTCGCTTTCTTTGGCGATTAAAGGTGCTGATAGCAGTTCTGAGGTTCCGCTTGCAGATATTGCTTTAACGTTAAAAAGACTGAAAACGGCATCATCTGTATCGGTTATTGTAATTGTTATAGTGTCTCCACTGCCTGAATCATCAGATACTAAAATGGATTTAATAACAGCTGTAGAAAAATCAGGCACTGTATACAAGGTTGTAGCTGATGTGCTAGTTAAATCTACTTTTTTATTTATGAAACTATTTGCCATTATGCTAAAAAGAAAGCTTCCGCTTCCGCCTCATCTTTTAAATCTTGTTGAAAAGAAGTATTTAATTTTTGTATTACACCATCTACATCTCTAACAAATGATTGTTGTATTTGTTGATCGTATTTAGGTAGTGGTTGTGTAAGTGATTGTACAATTCTAGCCATTATCTTCTTCCATCTGGTTGTATATCTAATCTGAAAGTACCTAATTTCCAGTGTTGCCCAATACTATCATTAGATATTTTTAAAGCTACCGCTCGACCTCTTGCACGTGTGTCTATTTTAGTTGTTGATGTTGTAGCTGTAAACGGACCTAAAGATGAACTTGCTTGGGAATCTGATGGGTAATTTTTTAAATTTAATGTAACAATTGCATTTCCAGTTTGACTTAAAAAGTCTGGAAGTATTCTTCTAATTTTCATTATAAATTCACCATCCCCATCTAGTCCTTTATGGTCTAAATCAAAGTCGCCTGTTTGAATGTTTGCTGCAATAGCGGAAGCAGTTCCTGCTTTAATTTGATTAACTCCTGTTTCATGTTCATAGTAAATAGTAATACCATCCGTATTACCGACAGTTGTATCACTTGTTGCATCATCATCGTATTCTGTTGCATGAGGTTTACCAAATATATGTGAGTCTGACCATGTTGATCTTGCTAGTGTACTTGTAGTCCATACAGGTCTATCTTCCGTTGAATCCATATAATTATAAGTAACCGATCTATTATTAGATGAAGATCCACTTCCTGGATAAAACCATGTGACTTCACCAAATAAGTTATTTAATCCTGCATAAATATGTTGTTTAGGTACCGTTGCTAAATCATCATAAACATAGTCTTCAACCAGACACGGTAAAGATTCTAGTTTACCAGTATATCTAAAAAAACCATTTTCTGACATCCAGTAGGCTGATCCATCAACTTCGACTGCTGCGTTCTGTCCAATAAGTCCACAGTTAGTACCCACCTGTTGAAATGAAAAAGTAAATGGTGGACCAACAAACCTCATAATAAATAAAGAAGTATCTGTCCAAACATAGATTGCATCTCTACCTCTTATAGCTCCAACAATTCTTGTTCCATCTGCAATTCTTTGTGTACCAGCAGTATTAGTTGAAGTTGGAGTCCAAGTAGTTAAAGATTCTTGAGAAGACCATCGAATGTACATGTCATCTTGTGTGCTTGTAGTCCCAATGGTTGTTTCTGTTCCAAAACAAATTAAATGCCTGTCAGGTGTAGAAACTAAAGTTAGTTGTGAAGCGGTTGGTGCTCCACTTATAATAGTTGCACGAGTTGATGTTGCACCTGTTGCATTTGAATTCCATTCAAAAGTAGCTCCATCTGCAATAGTTGCAATAAGTTTATTACCAAAATTATCTAGATGCCATAATCCAGGTGCCGTGACTACGTCTCCTGTTTGAGATGCGCCCCATTTCGTATAATCCGATGCGTCATAAATTGTAACTCCGTCCGAGTGAGATGCTGCTGTAGTATTGTCTGATCCTCTGGTTAATCCTGATAATGTTCCTGTACCTGTGGTGTTTGTTGTATAAGCAATTCTTTCACTATCTATTAAAACTGTTCCTGAAGCGGGAAAAGCATCTGAAGCATCTAATACAATACTAGAAGAACCAGAAGTTAAAGCACCATCTATCGTTGAAAAAGCTTCTCCTGCAACATTACCGCCCCATAAACCTAGTCCCCAACCAGCAGCTGATTCTTCAACTGCGGGACCTATTGAATAAAAATGTTGAACTCTTATTCCACCAGAAGTACTAGCTCCTGATCCTGATTCTGCTGATCCCATTTCAACGGTAATTGTTGTAGCAGTTGGAACCGTTGTTACCATAAAATTAGTGTTATCAAAATCACCAGAACTAAAATTAGAACCAGTAATGGCAGTAAAATTATCTAAACGAACGATATCATATTTAGTAATATTATGATCAGATGCAAAAGTAATTGTAACCGTTGCATCACTTTGTGTTGTTGTAAAAGCGCTAGTTAATGTTGTTGTAGCTTTAATAGGAGTAATGTCATAAAACGCTCCTCCAGAATATACATATAAAAATCTGTTTGTGCCAATTGCTGCGTACTTAATACCACTTGAATTAACAAAATGATGTAGTGCTGTGTTTCTGCCTGTAAGAGTATTATCTCCAAGTTGTGCCCAACCACCTATTTTTTCAGGTGTACCATATCTAAAACGAACATAATCACCGTCAACCCATTGGCCCTCGCCGCCTGTTGCTGTGACTTGTTTATTAAATCCTGGCTGAATGTTAATTTTTTGTAGCATAAAAAATCCTTAATAATAAGGCAGGAGATGATGTGGTGGAATCTCCCGCCATATTATTATATACAATATTATTTAGGTAATTTAAAGCCTTTATACCAAGCAGGCAAGCCTAAAAATGGTCTTTTATCGTATTGATTTTCTTTCGCTGTTTTCTTTTTAGCATCATTATAGTGTAAAAATACTTGAGCACAGTCCTTACCAGTAAATTCTTCTCGCCAATGTTCTAAATCACAACCAGAATAGATTAACATATCTCCTGGTTTAAGATCTACTTTAATACCAGCTTGACCTTGTTTTCCAGTTGGATCAAGATATATGGGCCATTCATCTCCTCCTAGATTTAAAGTTGTAGATACCTCACAAGAGTACCTATCTTTATGTCTAGCTAATACATCACCTTTTTTATAGATTCTTGCATAAGAATATGTCTCTGATAATTTTAATCCTGTGTGTTTTTCCATGATAGGTTTAACTTTTTGTAATAAAGTTTCCATTACTAAATCTGAATAATGAGAATAAGTATTAGGAACCTGTTCATCATTCCATACTCCCCAATATTCCGTAAAAGGTGATATGTGTTTTTGATCAAATAAAAATCTTGCAGCCCTTCTTTTATTTAAAAAATAAGCAAAAGCAAAATCTGCTATTTCTCTTGATATTACTGACTTTAAAACACTATATTTAT